GATCGCCAGTTTGCTTGCCATGTGTGACTTTCTTTTCTTGCGCTTTGAAGAATTCTTGCCACGATTCCATCAAAGTTTTATTTGCTGCACGTGGCTTTCTCACTACCCCGAGAATCGCCTTTTTCAAATCACCTTTGCGATTTGATCTGTACGTTGACGCCTCATCGCGCATCATACCGATTTGCGTTTTAAGCCCCTTGTTTTCGATCTTGCCGAATTGTACTGTCGTCAAACCGATTACATAGGCGTAAGTTAAAACGCTATGCCCTTTAGGTAATTCAGTCTTACCTGAGAGATTAACAAAATCACCTTGACCGGTGATAATGTACGGCACGTCCGCTTGCATTTCTGCAAAGCGCAAATTGTAGCCGGCGTCTAACTCGGCTTCCAATTCCTCGTTTTTATATTTTGGTTGACCAAAATCCTTATCAACACTTTTAACGTAAGCGGCGATTGTTTTTAATACACTTTGCGAACCGTCAAACGCCTTTGCTTGCTCGTATGCTGCGCTGCGAGCCGATGTAGGCATAGTGATCTCTTTTTCTACGATTGTCTTTTTTGCCATGATATTACACTCCAATTAAGTTAATAAAATAGGCGCGTTACTTATCGCCTGAGATACTTTTTACGCATAGTCGTTCTATATGTCAAGTTAATTAGCGCTTCACGCATAACGTGGAACGATAAATAAGCCCGCGCGGCGCGGCGGCGAGGCTCGCGCATGGCTACGCCCGCGACAATAAATAACTGGTATCAAGCGCCCTAAGGCGCAAAAAAAGGGAGCCGAAGCTCCCTGTCTTAATTTTCCCAACCCCAATCATCCAAGCGATCATCTAAGTCTGCCAGTTGGCGCTCAAGCTCATATAACCTAGCATTGTGAAACTGTATGCCTTTGTATATTTTCTGCGCTTCATTACGCGCCATCTTTATTAAGTGATACATCTTGGTGTTGGTGCCACGCATTAACACTAACTCTTCTATTGGCATGTTTAATGCAAACTCTAGTTTTGTGTAGCCTACATCTATCTCTAACTGAATTGGTGTTTTCATCTTGCACTCCCTAAAAACGGGGGCTGATCGGCAGCCCCCTTACCGTATTACTAATAACCTACTAGATAGTCCACTAATCGTTTAGCTGGAAAGCTACTGTAATCTGGACCATCACTTGAATACCGCAGAATGAAATGCGGTTCAGGTAATTCATACTGGCATGACTTCCACAAGTCAGCCGGTATCGTGCGCTCTTCATACGTTACATCGCTTATATAAAAAGCTTGCTTGGTAAATACATTACCTAGAAACTCGCACTTAGTGCAGTCATGCTCATGTATCGGCTTCATTCATCACTCCCTACAAAGATGTTGTTAAGTATTAAACCCACCTGCACACCCGCGACTACTAATATACCTTGCTGCAACCACCTGCCCTGCTCTACATCAAAGCCCCATGTGATACCTACTACTGCACATGCTGCTGTTACAACTAACCATATCTTTTCTGATTTCATGATTCACTCCCTAGTTATGCGCTGCGACTATCGCATCGCTTGTTATTCTTTTTACAGATACCTACCCCATATGTCAAGTTATTGACCCCATACCCCCGCCGCCCCCCACCCCCCAAATACGCGGTCGGAGTCCCGCGCCCCGTATACTCTCGAACACAAACAAACGACACCACATTTTTCCAAATCTCGTACGAACCCCGCAAAACTATTCCTTACTTACTAGGTTACACGTCGCCTAAGAAACTAATCCCCCATCCAAAAATATTTCGCAAAAATTTACCAAAACTCTGTTGCCAAAAAGACAAGCCTTTACAAAACAGAAATTCGTGTTATATTTGGCTAATTGTTCAACAAGCCACAGAAAGCTTTAATGAACGTAATTGTCCCAAACATCGAAGAAGATATTCCTCTGCCAGCCTCCGCGATGGATGCGCTGCCTGACATGTCGCCCCAGCAAGAAATTGAAATGCGGGCGAAGACTATTAAGTTGATCGCTGACTTAAACAACACCCCAATCGAGCCAACACCCGAGCACATAGAAACAGCGCGGGAAGTAGCCAAGCAAATGATTACCAATCCAGCAATGCGACCAGAGTTTGCTAAATATCCTAATGAGGTGATGGCTTACCTTGCAGGTATGGTTGCTCAGTCAAACTGCATGATCGTAGAAGAGTTGTCTGATTTAAAACTATATGTAGTGAATAAATTGATTGCGGAAGTCGAGAACGCAAAGGATGCAAAGGCAAGAATTACAGCTTTATCAAAGCTAGGCGAGGTGGATGGGGTCGATGCGTTTAAGAAACGCAGCGAAGTAACCCATAAAGTGCAGACCATTGAAGAAGTTGAGACCGAACTGTTCACTATATTAAATACATTGGAAGACCAGATCACCGATGTAGAAGTCAGGGAGGTCTCTAATGGGATTGGAGAATCTTAAACTTCGCTCAGAAGATATAAATAGAATACGTGCGGCGCTTCCGTACATGGAAGATAAGAAAAAACGCCGTGCAGTTGAGCTATTAAAGCAGTATCAACAAGAAACAACACGCGAAATTAGCAAAGAATCGTTCCTAGATTTCGTAAAACACGTCTATCCGGGCTACAAAGTAGGCCCACATCACTATAAATTAGCCCGTATTTTCGAAGAAATTGCCGCTGGCAAGAAGAAAAGGGTGATAGTTAATATTGCACCGCGTCATGGCAAGTCAGAATTGATCTCATACCTCGCTCCAGCGTGGTTTTTGGGTAAATATCCACAGAAAAAGATCATTATGGCGTCCCATACAGCGGATTTGGCGGTCAATTTTGGTCGTCGAGTGCGAAATCTCGTAGGTTCAGAGACATACCATGACATTTTTCCACAAATTGAGCTACAAGCTGACTCGAAATCTGCCTCACGTTGGGGAACTAATTTTCAGGGTGAATATTTTGCTATTGGTGTCGGCGGCGCTCTTGCTGGTAGGGGTGCAGACCTATTCATTATTGACGACCCACACTCTGAACAAGAAGCAAAAACCGGAAGACCGGACGTGTTCATTCCAGCATGGGAGTGGTTCCAATCGGGTCCTCTACAGCGTCTCATGCCCGGAGGGGCGATCATCATCGTAATGACAAGGTGGTCGAAGTTGGACTTAACTGGTCAGATTATTACGCAAATGGAGCGTGCAGAAGGCGTAGATCAGTGGGAAGTCGTTGAGTTTCCTGCGATTGATGAGAATGATCAGCCACTTTGGCCTGAGTTTTGGTCGGCAGAAGAGCTGCTATCTAAAAAAGCGGGTATGGATATTCGCTACTGGAACGCCCAGTACATGCAGCAGCCCACATCTGAAGAAGGCGCACTAATTAAAAGAGAGTGGTGGGAGACATGGGATGCAGAAGACCCGCCCCCATGCGAATTTATCATCATGTCCCTTGATGCCGCACAAGAAGCGAACAACAGATCGGACTTTAACGCCCTTACAACATGGGGTGTTTTCTTCAATGAAGAGACTAATAACTATGCAATAATTCTTCTAAACGCGATTAAGAAACGCATGGAGTACCCTGAATTAAAAGAATTAGTTCTTGAAGAGTATAGACAGTGGGAGCCTGATTCGTTTATCGTGGAGAAAAAGTCTTCTGGCTCAGTGTTATATCAAGAGATGAGAAGAATGGGTGTACCAGTACAAGAGTTCACCCCCGGCAAGGGACAAGACAAGATTTCCCGTGTAAATGCAGTATCGAGCCTCTTTCATGGAGGCGTAGTGTTTGCCCCGCACAGACGCTGGGCGCAAGAAGTAATCGAAGAGTGCAACGACTTCCCAGCTGGTATTAACGACGACTTGGTTGACTCGACAACACTCGCTCTACTTCGCTTCCGTCAGGGTGGATTTATTCGACTAGACACGGACGAGAGAGAAGAAATTCAACTGTTTAAATCCAAACGCAAGAAGGCGTACTACTGATGACAATTATCGAGACCATTAAGTTTTGGTGGAAGGTAAAGAAGTACAACCGCCGTTTACTTAAACAAGCTAAATACGGTAACAAAGACCCGTATGAAACAACTAAAGAGGACGTAGATAAGTGGCTCGAGTCAAACCCATTTGAACTTGATCGAAAGCTATTGAATACACACCATATGGAACCAGCGCTTAAGCGTCGTTCTGTGAACATTTTTAGGGATTTATCATGAGTATTGAAAAAGGTTTATACGCAGCGCCTCAAGGCATTATGGAAGAGGAAGGCGAGCCACTAGAGATTGAAATCGAGGACCCAGAAGCCGTGCGACTACGCATGGATGGTCTTGAGATTGACATTGAAAAAGAAGAGATGGATGAGGAAGACTTTGAAGCTAACTTAGCTGAGTTTATCCCTGATGATGAATTGTCAATGTTAGCTAGTGAACTAGTTGACGCTTATGAAGAGGATGTATCTTCTCGTAAAGATTGGGTGCAGACTTATGTTGATGGTCTTGATCTTTTAGGTATGAAACTAGAAGAACGTACTGAGCCGTGGAACGGTGCATGTGGTGTTACACACCCTCTTCTATCAGAAGCACTAGTTAAGTTTCAATCAGAAACAATCATGGAGACCTTTCCAGCTTCAGGTCCAGTCAAGACAAAAATAATTGGCAAGGAAACACCTGAAAAGAAAGAAGCTGCTGAAAGAGTTCAGACAGATTTAAATTATAGATTAACAGAAGGTATGCCTGAGTATCGTCCTGAACAAGAACGTTTGTTATGGGGATTGGGTTTATCAGGTAATGCGTTTAAGAAAGTTTATTTCGATCCAGCATTGGATCGTGAGACTGCTATTTATATACCAGCAGAAGATGTAGTTGTTCCATACGGCACTACATCATTAAAAACATGTGAGCGTATTACGCATGTAATGCGTAAGACAGAAAACGAGTTAAGAAAATTACAGGTAGCAGGTTTTTATTTAGATGTAGATTTAGGTGATCCTGTTAATACTATTGATGAAGTAGAGAAAAAGATTGCAGAGAAGTTAGGCTTTAGAGCAGTAACAGATGATCGTTATAAGCTTCTTGAGATGCACGTTGATTTAGATTTGCCGGGCTTTGAAGATGAGAACGGTATTGCTCTACCTTATGTAGTGACAATAGAAAAATCAACACAAACAGTTTTAGCTATACGTCGTAATTGGAAACCTGATGACAAGCTCAAACAAAAACGAAACCATTTCGTTCACTACGGGTATATACCGGGCTTCGGTTTCTACTGCTTCGGTCTCATTCACCTTATCGGAGCTTTTGCAAAGTCAGGCACATCAATTCTCCGTCAACTCGTTGATGCAGGGACCCTCTCGAATCTTCCGGGTGGACTTAAAGCTCGCGGGATGAGAATTAAAGGTGACGATACTCCTATCGCACCGGGTGAATTCCGTGATGTAGATATACCAAGTGGTGCTGTTAAAGACAACATCATGATGCTCCCATATAAGGAGCCAAGTACAGTATTAGCCTCTTTGATGAATCAGATCATTGAAGATGGACGTAGGTTTGCTAGTGCGGCAGATATGAAAATATCTGATATGTCCGCTAATTCTCCGGTTGGTACCACACTAGCTATTTTAGAGAGAACCCTGAAGATCATGTCAGCGGTTCAAGCGCGTATCCACTATGCGATGCACGAAGAGTTCCGTCTATTGAAAGATATAGTACGCGACTTTGCCCCTGCTGATTATGAGTACGACCCAGATACAGGCAGTAGAACAGCGAAACAAAGTGATTATGACATGTGTGATGTTATACCTGTCTCTGATCCAAATGCTTCGACTATGTCGCAAAAGGTTGTTCAGTATCAGGCTGTATTTCAGTTAGCTCAAACAGCACCACAGTTATACGACATGCCGCTTCTACATCGTCAGATGATTGAAGTATTAGGTATTAAGAACGCAGCTAAGTTAGTACCGATGCCTGATGATAGACGCCCACGCGACCCTGTTACAGAAAACATCGACATACTAAAAGGCAAACCTGTTAAAGCGTTCGTATTCCAAGACCATCAAGCTCACATTGCTGTACACATGGCGGCGATGCAAGACCCAAAGATTCAGTCAATTGTAGGACAAAACCCACAAGCAGCTGAAACAATGATGGCAGCCATGCACGCACACGTCAACGAGCATGTTGGATACGAGTACAAGAAACAGATTGAAGCTTCTATTGGTATGGAGATTCCTGACTTTGAGGATAACGAAGATCAAGAGATACCTAAAGATATGGAAAACCGTATCGCACAGATGGCAGCTCAAGCTTCTCAACAACTTTTACAACAGCACCAACAAGAAGCTCAACAACAGCAAGCTCAGCAGCAAATGCAAGACCCAATCATTCAGATGCAAATGCAAGAGCTACAGATCAAGCAAGCAGAAGTACAACGCAAGATTGCTAAAGATCAGCTCGATGCGGCTGCAAAAGATAAACAGATGCAGATTGAACTTGCGCGTATTGATGCACAGAAAGAAATCGCCGGTGCAAACATGGCGATGAAACACTCGTCTGATAAACAACGTACTGATGCACAGATGGAGATGGAAGGCTTCCGTCAAGGTATGGAGATGAACAGACAGAAGATGCAACAAGCAACACAAGCTAAACCCCCACAAAAAGGCAAAAATAAATGAGAGCTATTGAAGCTGCATTAAAAGAATTAAGGGAGCGACGGACACAACTATCCGAAGCGTTGGCAAACAGATCAGCCAGAACCTTTGACGAGTATCAATTCATTTGTGGTGAAATTCGAGGTCTCACCGCAGTGGAGATTTACCTAGTAGACCTCGCAAAAAATTTGGAGCATGACGATGACTGAATTAGTAATCGCTACAGACAGCGGTGAAGTTTCGACCCTGCCACAAACAGCGGAAGAAAAAGCAACACAACTGCCACAACCATCGGGTTATCACGTTCTGGTGGCAATACCTGAGATCGAAGAGAAGTTTGATAGCGGGTTATTGAAGGCAGATTCAACTAAACATTATGAGGAAGTCCTTAGTACGGTCTTCTTTGTCGTGAAGTTGGGACCAGACTGCTACAAAGACGCAAGCCGTTTCCCTAGTGGACCATGGTGTAAAGAGGGTGACTTTATCCTCGCACGCCCTAACAGCGGTACTCGATTGAAGATTCATGGACGGGAATTCCGTCTAATAAATGATGATTCTGTTGAAGCTATCGTCGACGACCCACGCGGTATTTCACGAGCATAAGGAGGCTACATGCCAGATTTTGAAAAAGATGAATATAAGTTCCCTGACGAGGTAGACGAGAAAAAGATGTCTGCCGAAGACGATGAAGAAGAGTTCACCGTCGAAATTGAGGACGATACCCCAGAAGAGGACCGTAATAAGGAACCCCTCCCTAAAGATATTATTAACTCACTGGAGACCCCAGAGGACGGCGGCGAATACCCCGAAGAAGTAGTTAGTAAATTTAAGCAATACAAAAAAGCGTGGCACGATGAGCGTCGGGAAAAAGAGAAGGCATACCGTGAGCAAGAAGAAGCTCTCCGTATGGCTCAGAACATACTTGAGGAGAATAAACGCCTTAAGTCAACTTTGATGTCCGGTGAACAAGTTTACATATCGACGATGCAGGAGTCTGCTGAGCGTGAAGTCGAGATGGCGAAACGTGAGTATCGTGAAGCGTACGATAACGGCGACTCTGAGAAGTTAATTGAGGCACAGGAGAAGCTAACTAACGCTAGTTTAAAGTTGGATCGTGCAAAAAACTTTAAACCCACTTTACATGAAGAAGAAAATGAGGTAAAACTACCGGAAAGATCACAAGCTGATAACAGAACTCAGCAAGTTGATCCAAAGTATGCAGCGTGGCAGCGTCGGAATTCAAACTGGTTCAACAAGGACGAGGAGATGACCGAGGCAGCAAAAGGGCTGCACATGAAACTGTATCGTGAGTACGGCCCTGAATATATTGGTACTGACGATTATTACGAGCGCATCGACAAAACGATCCGTAAACGGTTTCCAGAGTCCTTCCCTGAAAGCAGGGACGTTGAGACAAAACCTCAACAAAGAAGTAAGCCTAGTACAGTCGTAGCTTCAGCTAAGCGGAGCACGGCTCCGAAGCAGATTAAGTTGACAGCGACACAGGCAGCGCTGGCGAAAAAATTTAGGCTGACACCGGAGCAGTATGCTCGTGAAGTACTCAAACTGGAGAATCAAAATGGCTGAAAATAGACTTACTCGTGAATTGCAAAACCGTAAACAAGCAGAACGTCCTAAGCAGTGGGCGCCAGCTGAGTTACTACCCGAGCCTGATAAACAGCCGGGGTTTGCATATAGATGGATACGTGTTGCTACACTTAACAAACCGGACCCAAAGAATATCTCAGCGAAACTGAGAGAAGGCTGGGAGCCAGTGAGGATTGAGGAGCAGCCAAAATTTCAACTGCTAGTTGACCCCAATAGTCGCTTTAAAGAGAACATTGAGGTTGACGGGTTATTGTTATGCAAGACGCCTGAAGAGTTTGTAGACCAGCGTAATTCTTATTACCTGAACCAAACTCAAGCTCAGACTCAAGCAATCGACAATAGCTTCATGCGAGAGAACGATGCGAGGATGCCACTCTTTGCGGAGCGGAAATCTTCTACCTCGTTTGGTAAAGGTTAACTTTAATTTTTGGAGCTTAATATGGCTTATCCTGTCGTAAATGCCCCTTACGGGCTAAAACCGATCAATTTGATCGGTGGTCAGGTATTTGCGGGTGCTACTCGTACAATTCCTATCGCATCAGGCTATGGCACAAGTATTTACTATGGCGACATCGTAAAACTGGCTAATGGTACTGTTGCACGTTCTGCTTTAGATTACAACGACGCCACTGTAGAACCCGGCACAATCGGCGTATTCTTAGGCTGCACATATACAAACCCAACAACCGGTCAGAAAATCTGGACTCAATCATGGACTGCAAGCACATCAGCATCTGACGCTGCTGCTATCGTTGTTGACGATCCTGACACTCTGTTCCAAGTAGTTGCTCTGGCTAATAGTGGTTCTAACGTCAGCACGACGGTAGCTGCTTTCGGTCAAGTAATGGTTGGTTCTAACTGCTTCCCAGTATCCGGTAATACTGCTAACACTTTATCTGGTGTTTCAGCTATCGGCGTTTGCTTGGATGCAAGTAATGCTCGTATCACTACTACGACACCTTTCCGTATCGTGGCTTTGAACGACCAGACCGCTATTACTACTACTGCTGTAATTTCTGCGACCGCAACTAGCGCATCTCAGACATTGACCGCTGCTAACTCCAACATCCGTGTTGGTATGCAGATCACCGGTACAGGCGTAGCAGCAAATACTTATGTAACCGCAATCTCTGGCACCGCTTTAACTGCTAGTGCTTCGATTACTGGTACTGCTGGCAACACTTTGACATTCGTTGGCGCACCAGAAGTCATTGTGAAATTTAACTTTGGCTATCACAGCTATTACAACGCTGCTGGCGTTTAAGGAGATAAATAATGGCTATTTCACGCGCACAACTACTTAAAGAACTCTTACCGGGCTTAAATGCTCTGTTCGGTCTTGAATATGCTCGTTACGGTGAAGAACATAAAGAGATTTATGAAACCGAAACCTCCGAGCGTTCGTTCGAAGAAGAAACAAAGCTGTCTGGCTTCTCAGCTGCCCCTGTTAAAAACGAGGGTAGTGCAATTGCTTATGACAATGCACAAGAAGCATGGACTGCTCGCTATAACCACGAAACAATCGCTTTAGGCTTCAGCTTGACTGAAGAGGCAATCGAAGACAACTTGTATGACAGCTTGTCCTCACGCTACACCAAAGCTTTAGCTCGTGCTATGGCTTACACAAAGCAAGTTAAGGCTGCTAACGTGTTGAACAATGGTTTTAACTCCAACTATACTGGCGGTGACAACCAACCTCTGTTCTCCTCTGCGCATCCTTTAGTTACTGGCGGTACCAACAGCAACATCCCATCAACCCCTGCTGACTTGAACGAAACTTCGTTGGAAAACGCTGTTATTCAAATCGCTGCTTGGACTGATGAACGTGGTCTGTTGATCGCTGCTAAGCCTAAGAAATTGGTCATTCCACCTGCTCTGCAATTCGTTGCAACTCGTCTGTTAGAAACCGAACTCCGCGTCGGTACAAATGACAACGACGTTAACGCGTTGAAGAACAATGGTTCGATCCCAGAAGGCTATACGATCAACCACTTCTTGACCGACACAAATGCATGGTTCTTAACAACCGACGTTCCAAACGGCATGAAGCACTTTGTGCGTACGCCGCTGCAACAGTCGATGGACGGTGACTTCGATACTGGTAACGTACGTTACAAGGCTCGTGAGCGTTACTCGTTCGGCTGGTCTGATCCGCTCGGTATGTACGGCTCGGCTGGTGCTTAAAAAAGAGGGGGACTTCGGTCCCCCTTTTATGGTATAAAGTAGTTATCCGGGATAATCCGGTGCGAACGAATGGCTCCCGGCCTGTTACATTGCATATCGTCGCACTTAACTCGCAATGTGAGGACAATTTATTATGGCAGTTTCTACCACCCAAAGTATTTGGCGTTCGGGCGGCGGCGATACAACTCGTACCGCAGTATGTGGCTCCGGCGTTATGACAGCTCAGTTTTATATTGCTGACGCTTCTGTTGCAACCGCAACAAATGTAACCACTTCTTCTACTAATACCGCAACTATCGTACTACCAGCAGGTGCTGTTGTTACCGCTGTCATCATCAATGACGCAGGTGCAGGTTCTGTTGACTTAGGTACTCGCGGTTATACAAGCGGCACTTTATCTGGCGCGTCTATTGCAAACGGTTTATCTGTTGCTTCTACTGGCGTAATTGATAGCGGTTTAACTCTTACTGCTACTACAGAATTAAGCTATCTGACTGTTACGATTGACACTTCTGGCGCTGGTACTGTTGGCGGTTATATCCAGTATTTCGTAGTTGATCCGTACGCTGGTCAGCAAAACGTCTAATAAGGAGGCATCACCATGATGCAAACAGACGTAAAATCAGCACAGGTAACTTCTACCAACACAGCGTATGCTGCTCCGGCTCGTGTAAAAGCGGTGACGATCAGCTACGCTTCTGGTGGAACAGTTGTATTAAAAGACGGTGGCTCAAGTGGTATAACCCGCCTATCTTTTACTGCACCAGCTACTAACGGTACAGAACACATGCTGATCCCCGGTGAAGGTATTAAGTTTGATACTGATGTACACGCTACTTTAAGTAGCGCAACTATTGTGGTGTTCTATGGCTAAGACTCCTGCATGGCAGCGCAAAGAGGGCAAGAATCCCAATGGTGGCTTAAACGCCAAAGGGAGAGCCTCTGCGAAAAAGCAAGGAATGAACTTGAAAGCTCCCCAGCCGGAAGGCGGAAGTCGAAGAGATTCATTCTGCGCCCGTATGTCAGGGATGAAAAAGAAGCTTACATCTGCGAAAACAGCAAATGATCCGAACAGCCGGATTAATAAATCACTTAGAGCGTGGAAGTGTTAATCATGTCAGACAGTATTGAAGTAGCTCGTGAGCTTGCTACCCACGCAAGCGATATTAAACATCTGCAAAATGATATGGATAAGCTCGTCGAAGATATGGAGGAGATCAAGAAGTCTCTTCGCGATATTCAACAGACGTTGTCCCAAGCAGAAGGTGGATGGAAAGTACTGCTGTTTATAGGTGGTGTTAGCAACGTTATTACAGGGCTAATTGTCCACTTTTTTTGGGGCAAATCATGAAGCGTAAGACTAAAAAATACGATACGGGCGGTAAGATTTACGACAAAGAAGACGAAGGTCTATTTGGCGGTAAAGTAAAGTACCGTGAAGAAGGTGGTCGTAAATATACAGCGGCTCCTTCTAATCCTTTTGATCGTAATCCACAAGAACAGCGTTATTACTCTGTTGGCGATGTTAAAAGCAAACTATCTGGTTTGTTTGGCGGCAAGAGTGATGATGAACCTAAAAAGTCTACCACTATGCCATCTGGCTATGAAAAGTTAGATGCGTCTGAAGGCAATGCTCGTACTCGTAAGATTGAAGATTACATCAAAAAGAGTGAGCCTAAGGCTGAAGAACCAGCTGAAGAAACTACACCAGTAAAGAAAGCTGCCCCTACACCTCGTAAAACTGCTCCAGCTACTACTTCTAAAGCTAGTATGGATTCTGGTATTCCTAAGAAAACCCGCGCAGATGAAAAAGTAGGTAAGGGTTATGAAGGTTTAGATGTACGCGAGAAGTCAACCGCAGGTTCAGGTAAAAACACATTCCTAACCAAAGAGCGTCAAGAAGCCGCAGACAAAGCTTATTACGCTGGCTTTAAAAAGAAACCTACACGTTCTACCGCCGATATTCGTGCTGGTCGTTCAGTAGAAGGAATGAAAAAAGGTGGTTCTGTTAGATCAGCGTCAGCCCGTGCCGATGGCTGCGCAATTCGTGGAAAGACGAGGGCTTAATCATGGCTGATAAATTACATTACGACGCTTCTGGTAGTACTTTTAAAGAAGCTTTTAAAGACGCTCGTGAAGACGGCAAAAAGACTTTTGAGTGGAACGGTAAGAAATACTCTACCGAGATGGAGTCTCCTAAAGCTAGTATGGATTCTGGTGTTCCTAAGAAGAACAAATCCGACGAGAAAGTGGGTAAAGGCTATGAGAACCTTGATTCGCGTGATAAAGAAGATAAACGTAGTAGAGGTGTTGCCGCTGGTCTTGGCGCTGCTGCTGTCGGTCTTGGGGGCGCGGCTCTTTTATCTGGCATGAAGCGTTCGGAAGAACAGCGTAAAGAACGTGAGATGTCGAAAGCTTCTGGTAAATCAGAACGTGCTTCACCTGTACGTAACATTAGCCCTGAAGAATCAGCTTGGGAAGGCGAAGGCGGTAGAGCATATAGAAAAGGCGGTAAGGCTAAAGCTTATGCTAAAGGCGGCTCAGCTTCTTCTCGTGGTGATGGCTGCGCTATGCGTGGTAAGACTAAGGGACGGATGGTGTAATGCCAAGCGTATCTAAGAAGCAGCACAATCTTATGGCGGCGGTTGCAAACAACCCCGCTATAGCAAAGAAAGCCCACATTCCGCAGAGTGTCGGCAAAGAGTTTTTACGTGCCGATAAGGGCAAAACATTTAATGGAGGCGGTATGGCTAACACATCACGTATGAATCGTTTGGAAGAATTAGGTCGCGTTGACGCTGAAAAAGCAAAGACAGCTAAAGGTAAAAAGAACTTAGCTGCTGAGAAGAAACGCGTTGTTGGCGAGTTGAAATATGCTAAAGGCGGCGTTGTAGGCAAGATGGGCGCTGTTCGTACTGCTGCTCCTAGTCGTGACGGCGTTGCTATGAAGGGTAAAACCAAAGGCAAACAAATCGTTATGGCTGGTAATAAAGGCATGAAAAAAGGCGGGATGTGCTAAATGATGGCCTCTCGCGGAATGGGTGACATCAACCCATCTAAGATGCCCAAAGCGAAGACTAAAGCGCGGAGGGATAACACGGACTTTACGCAGTATGCGGAAGGTGGACAGGTGTGGGATAAACCCAATCCCGCGAAGAAGCACAAGAAGTTAAGTCCTGCTAAGAAGTCAGCGGCGAAAGCCGCAGCAAAGGCTGCTGGTAGACCCTACCCGAACCTGATAGATAACATGCGTATGGCGAGGAAGTAATGGCATACACCACAACGACAACTAGCTTTAATCCAGACCTCAACGAGATATTCGAAGAGGCTTTTGAGCGTTGTGGCTTGGAGTTACGTACGGGCTATGACTTCCGTACTGCGCGTCGTAGCATGAATTTTTTGACGGCTGAGTGGGCTAACAGAGGTATAAATCTGTGGACTATTGAGCAGGGTTCTATAAACATGGTACAGGGGCAGACTACTTATGATCTACCTGATGACACCGTTGATTTGGTTGAGCATGTTATCCGTACTTTTTCCGGACAGGGTCCTAATCAGACAGACCTCAACATTACCAGAATTAGTGTCTCTACCTACTCTACCATCCCAAACAAAGAAGCGCAGGGCAGACCGATCCAAGTCTGGATTGACAGACAGTCGGGGCAAAAGGTTGGCTCCAACACGGCGACGCCAAAGCACCCGCAGATTAACGTCTGGCCCGCTCCTGATCAAGGGACAGAACAGAACCCGTTCTATGTCTTCTACTACTGGAGAATGAAGCGTATATACGACGCTGGTACAGGTACGAATGTGATTGATATTCCATTCCGCTTCTTGAACTGTTTGACCGCTGGTCTAGCGTATATGATTGCTGTGAAGAAACCTGAAATACCGCCTGAGCGTATTATGGCTTTGAAGGCTATGTATGACGAGGCTTGGGAATGGGCTTCTACTGAAGACCGTGAAAAAGCTGCTGACCGTCTCGTTCCTCGTGAGATGTTTATCTAGTCATGGGCAACAGGTT